GAGCCAATTTCCATCACCTTTTGTCGTGAGACAAAAGTTAGACGGAAAGCGAATCCTTTCGGTTTTGGAGTAATCTGGGAGGGTTTGTCTCCTCGCCAGCTCTCCATACTCGCCGCGCTTGGCCTTTCCAGGCGTGGTAGGCGCTAAATTAATCTAAAGCGCCGAACCTGGTGGGTTTTCCCGCTAGGGTAAACTCACCAAATGGGGCTATCTAAGCCCCACAACGTTAGGAGTAGTTGCCATGCTCGCTGATCCCCAGTCAATCACCGTCGCTACGGTCGCGAAGTCGCTTCCCCGTACGTCTTCGGGAAACGACTCCGGTGCGTTCACGTTTTCGGACGGAACGTACCAGCTGAAGGTCTCTCACGCCTACGGGCGTAGGACCCGACGCACGATCCGTATCGACAATTCCAAGATCGCTGCGGACCCGCTGACGTCTAACAACGTCAAGTTCTCGTCGTCATGCTACATCGTTTTCGATGAGCCGGCGACGGGATACACGCGGGCCGAGGCGCTCGACCAGGTTAGGGCCCTTACGGACTACCTGGCCGCCAGCTCGTTCGCCGTCCTTCCGAAGTGGCTTGGCGGAGAGTCTTAGACTCTCTTCCCTGTCGCATCGATAAGGTTGGCGGATTCGCTGACTTGGACTCTCTGCTGCTTTTAGCAGCAGTGACTGGACTTGTTGGGGTCTTGATCCTTAGTGTAGTTTTCTTTACTACACCTAAGGTCTAGATGCTCAGCAGTCAGTGGCATGGCTTTGGATCACCTACCCCCCATTAGGAGGGAGATGATGAAAAGCCTAATGCTACTCTGGCGTAGCCTCGCTGACGAATTAGCGGGGTGGTGTTGCACTAGCGCCATGAGAGACATTGAAACCGTCTCTCATCGTGTCGAACACGAGGGTATATCGTTTCTCACGATATCACTCGCGAACTTTGGTTCAGACTTTCAAAAAGCTCTGGACCAAGGCTACGTCGGTCCCAGCCAGTTTCTCGGTTTTTCGAGATCTGGAGGTCTCCCCCGATTTCTCGGAGGTTTCCTGGACCTTGTGTTCGACCGTACTAGTGGTCGGTTGATTGATAAGCCATGCATAGACGCGATTTTTGCTATCAGGCAGCTTTCGCTGCTTTTTGCAAAGATCTCAATTCCTTGCAGTGATGCAAGGAACCGAAAGGCCATGCGTGACTATGTCAACGTGGACAATGAGGTTCGACTACGGGACTCACTACGTGAGAAACAGCTTCTCGCTGATTTTCATTCAGTGTCCCGAAGGCTTCTGGCAAGGACGTTTACCCGCGCAGATCTATTGGTCTACAACGGTGACGTACTTCCGAAGCACGGCCCTGGGCAAACGGCGGATCGGATTCTTGGTAACAAGAAATTCGACTCCCTCGATTGGACCCAGAGACTTGAAGCAATTCTACCTTCTGGTGAAATGCTTCTCCCGAACTGGTCCTACTTGGACCGATTCGGTCGTGTGAACCTCAAAGAACCCGGAACCGAGATCCCCGTTAAGGTGATCATGGTTCCTAAGACGCTCAAGACACCTAGAATAATTGCCATGGAACCTGTTTGCATGCAATATGCACAACAGGCTATCCTTGGCGTTCTTCTCGAAAGTCATGAGAGAGATAACCTCCTCTCATCTTTCGTCGGGTTTCGAGATCAGACGCCTAATCAGCGCCTAGCTCGAAAAGGTTCCCTTAAAGGAGACCTTGCTACGCTTGATTTAAGCGAAGCTTCCGATCGTGTCTCGAATCAGCTGGTCGAGACTATGCTCTCCGATCATCCTCATTTGCATGAGGCTGTTTCGGCGAGTCGGTCCCTTACGGCTGATGTGCTTGGTCATGGGATTCATTCCCTCGCCAAGTTCGCCTCTATGGGTTCTGCTCTGTGCTTTCCCATCGAAGCCTTCGTCTTTGTGACGTTGGTAATTCTCGGGATTGAACGTGAGCTCAACCGATCCCTTTCCTATTCGGAGCTTCATGCTCTGAAAGGTAAGGTGCGTATCTACGGTGACGATATTATCGTTCCCGTAGAGTATGTGCGCTCTGTGACGAGTACTCTGGAGCTGTTCGGCTTCAAAGTAAATTCGCGCAAGTCTTTCTGGACTGGAAAGTTCAGAGAGTCTTGCGGGAAGGACTACTATGATGGGATCGATGTTACTACTATTCGATTCCGCCAGAATTTTCCTTCCTCGCAGAAGAACGCTACGGAGGTCGTCTCGCTCATATCCTTCCGCAACCAACTCTATTTGAGGGGGTTGTGGCGGACATGCGCTTGGCTTGATCGAGAGATCACTAGGATAATAAAACATTATCCCGTGGTTCTTTCGACTTCTCCGATTCAAGGCAGGCTTTCCTTTCTGGGCTTCGACACCCAGCGGGAATGCCCGAGGCTGCATCGCCCTTTGGTTAAGGGATATGTCGTCTCAGCCAAGCCACCAATTAACTCATTGGATGGTTCTGGCGCCTTGCTTAAGTGTCTCCTTCAGATGGCTCATCGTGACCGAGGTCATGATGGTACGCTAAGTTCCGAAATCGGAACCAGCGACTTGCCAGTCGCTGCTCAGGAGCACTTGTTGCGTTCTGGACGGCCCTCAGCCGTTAACATCAAACTGAGGTGGGAAACGCCGTATTAAAATGGCGTTTAGGGGTAATTCCCCACGGTGAG